TACATAAGTATCTCCAACTTCATCGGTAGAAGATACTACCGAAACCGAAATAGCATCGTCAATAATAAGGTTTAGGGCATCGGTAGCAGCAAAGTTTCTAGTGGCTGTTCCGGCGTTGTAGAAGGTGCGAGCGGTGTAGCCGTCAATCATCCGAGAGGCAGACTCGATAGCTGTTTCTAGCAAAGTATCATCGAGATTGTCAGTTATGCGAAGTGAATTTTTCACCTCTTGTAATGTGGCGTAGCCGTTAGTAATTGCCATAATGTTCCTATTCTACTGAATCAAAAGGATACTAATAAGGTTAGTCCCAAGAGTTCTCTCGCCTTATCTTTAGGGACCACTCACCGCTATTCATGTTGTTCTCAGCTATTCTTTTTTCGTAAAGCCTTTGATTTATAGAGAAAGTGTAAGCGTTTTTGGGACCGAATCCAGCGCCAATCGTAGAGCTGTTGTCATGGTGAATAGTCGCATGAATACGCTTTTTTGGAATACCGAGAGCGTCAATCTGCCTCTCATAGTCATTGTCCTCAAAGTAAAGAGGGTGAAACAACTCACTCGCTAGGCCAGCCTTTAGGACTACACCTTCACCAAGTGCAATAAAGCACCAGTCAGGGACAGCATCCACAAAGTTTAGGGCTTCAGTATCTACCTCATTATGTATCTTCTCTAAGCTTCCAGGCGCACAATAAGTATCCTCGCTAGCCATAATCCAATACTTAGCGTGTGGTGTTGACTTGACGACAAGGTTCATAGCTGCGGTTGGCCCTAAACCAAAAGGAACTTGTATAAGCCACATGTTCTTTACAATGTCAGGCTTGACTGGCTCAAATACTCTCTTGCCAGAATTATCTACAATTACCAGATGCTCGACTGGGTAATCAATCGAGTCAATCATTCTTTGCGCCAGATCGTGTCTAGCGTAAGTTGGGAAAGCTAATACAGGAATCACTTGAGCAACTTCTTTAGAATCGGCATCCAATTATTATCCCAGACCTTCTCGACATCAAACTGGCTGGCAAAGTCAATTGCAACCTGCGATGTTCCACGATCTGCTTTGTAAGATTCCTCTAGCGCATTGACCAGGCTAGATACATTTGGGGTCATCCACCAAGCGTCTTGACCGGCATCCCAGGTTAGTTGTCCCTCAGTCAACCAAGAGTCAGAACTTACTAGGTCAGGTGTTGCCGCCCAGTTAGAACCGATAACCCTGGTGCCACAAGCTTGAGCCTCGACTGATGGAACTCCAAAGCCTTCACCCAAGCTAGGTGCTAGCAAGACATCCATCCTTGTATAAAGAGCAGCAAGATCAGACTGAGCTAAACCGAATCGGTAGTCTTGTGGGTTTGGAAAGATTACTTGTTCTTTCTTTACTCCCAGCGAGGCAAGGATGTTGAGCAAGTTCCAGCCACCTGACAAACCGAATGAATCGGTGTGAAGATACATCACAGCATCAGGTTTGTCTTTAGCAAAGACACTAAAGGCAAGGATTACCTCACCATAGGCTTTGCGGTGAACTAGACCTGATGCCTTGTTAGCTGCCACTACTCCGACTACAAAGTTATCTGGGCTTAGACCCATGTATTCGTTTATGTCGTGATTGCCAATCTTGTAGCTTGGCTTGTAAACCTTTGTGTCAATCGCGTGAGGTGCGTACTCACACTCAATGCCTTTAGCTGTTAGCTGTCTAACGCCATGAGGTGACATCGCAACTGGCGTAACATTCTCTTTGCGTAAGAAACTCTCGACACCTGGTGGCAGAGTCACATGGTCGAGTGGTGTCCAAGCAGCGATTGGAAAGTCGTCATACTGTTTTGACTTCATTACCCAAACATCGTAAAGGCTGATAAGAAGGTTCGGCTTATCTTTGTCAGCTATAAAGGTCTTGTGATCCTGTGGTCCCGAATCGTTTGAGTATTGATCTAAACCTCTTGGGTAATGTGGAATTTTGCCATAAGGCGTTTGTATTGAGCTTGGGATTCCCTCAAGTCCATAGTTGGAAAGCATTGCGACATCAAGGTTTGCTCGCTTGAGTCGGTCAATCAGCATTGTGACCTGTTGGCCGTATCCGGTTGGTGCGTTGTAGCTGTTAGACCAGACGCTTACTGCGCCATTTAGTTTCTCTTTATTTGTAGGCATAGATAAACCATAGCAAAAAAAGACAGTGGGCCACAGTCCTACGCTCTGTGACCCACTGCCAGCTTTTTGACTGGGGGCTAGGGTTAGCTAGCTCCACCCTTGAAGTACCCGATATGGGTTGCATGGGTTAATCCACCGTCAAGCCTAATCAGGCCGCGATATGTCACAGTGTCTGTGTTGAACGCGAAATCGGTTGACTGGTCAACGCGGATTCCACCTGCAACGCGAACCTTGAAGCTTGGTAGGTGACCGAATAGAACCGACTTGGTTCCAGTTCCTACTGCTGCAACATTTGGGTTCTCGTACACTGGGTAGCCAAGCAATGTTGCTGGCTGACCAGGAACTGCTGAGTTAGTCCAGATGTAGTTTCCTGCACCATCCTTCAGCTTGCGAGCGGCTGCGATTCCAGTCTTGCTCATCTGGAAACCTAGACCTGGAAGTACGCGAGCGCCATCGGCGATTCCGTATACAAGGTCAATTAGGTTCTCGTATGAAGCAGCACCGGAAACACCAGTTCCACCAGTTACTACTGAGCCTGCGGCTGCGGATAGCTTTGTGGTTAGAACGGAGTTTGCCTGCAAACCTAGAGAAGTACCTAGTTGCTGTGCGATGTAGCTAGTGATGTTAAATCCGGCATCGGACACTAGTTCTTGAGCCACTTGAACGAGCGCACCATATTTCTCAGCTCCAAGAGTGATGGATGAGAATGTTGGGTTGGACTCTGAGATGGTTCCTGCTGCTGCAACAGAACCAGAGGTTGAAGTTGCGGTAACAGTTGGGATTACTAGGTTCTCACCTGAAGTGGTGTTGAAGATTTCAGAAACAGTTAGCATTGGGCCAACTAGCTGTGCAATCTCAAATACCTGGTCATAGAAAGACTGACCAACAGTGTTAGCGGATGGAACTAGAGTACGAACCTCGCGGGCGAAGTCGTATCCGCGCATTTCGCCAGTAGCGATTGAGCGAAGGATGTCAGCGTCAGAGTTTGACTGTGCTGGCATGGATGGTGTGAATGAAGCAGCAGCCTCAGAAGCACGAGCTTCACGATCTGCTAGTTTACGAGCGGTTTCGATTGTTGCATCGGCTGAGTCAATGTCAGCTTCGATACGAGCAATCTTGGTGTTTTCTTCAGCGGATAGTCCACGCTTCTCACCCTGTGCAAAGTCAAGAACTTCTCTTGCCTGTGCGATCAGGTTGTTGCGAGCATCCATCTGTGACTTGATAAAGTCAGACATGTATATCTCCTAAATAGATTGATTTTGGGTTTTCTGCGGTGCTGACACTCAACAGACAGCGGTGCTTACACTCAACTGTTACCAACAAGTTTACAAGCAAAAGAAAACCCCAGCTCAGAAAGGGGGCTGAGCTGGGGTTAAAGAAACTCTATCGGGTTTCTTTGCTGTCTACAACCCTTGCTTCTTTGGCTGGGTTGTATGAGTTTGTGTTGTCTAGCTCCCATACTGCGTTAGCTAGATCATCTGCCATGTCAGCAATTATGCCAACCGAAGGGTTACCGGCGGTCTTTAGGATTGCTTTTTTGATTTCATCTTTGCTTGCCATGTTTATATCCTTTTCAGTAGAAGGTCGAACTGCTTTTTCTTTAGGTCTAGCAGGTCAAGGCCGTTGTCAATTACTTCTTCTATTTCTGGTTGTGCCTTGAGCTTGTTTACTACATCAGTGATTAGCTCTGCACTCTTGCTGTCAAGTTCTTCACCGGACTCTAGCCTGAGTAAAGCATCTGCTAGCTCGTCAGCATTGATGCTTGGGGCTGACCGAACTGTGGCTGTTGTAGCGGCATATGCTGGAAAACTTACGATGCTTGCCTCGAATAAACGGACTGACTCCAAGGTTCTTGTCTGACCATCTCTTGACCAAGAATCCTTGATCACATTGAAACCGAAGCTCATTGAGTCAATTACCTTGGTGCGAAGTAGCTCGGCAATGTCGCGGCCTCTTGTTGTGTTTGGAAGCTTAGCTGTAACTCTTAGTCCGACTTCATCTTCAATGAGTTGCATTGTGCCACCTCTCAGGGAAGCCAGAGGCTCACCTGAGTCATGGTTCCAAAGAAGTTTGACCTCATTGCGAGATTGTAAAGAACGCTTGAAAGCACCTGGAGCGACATACTCGACAAAACCACCTAAATCTTCTGATGGACTATTGAACACAGAAGCGTAACCTGTAAAGGTCATGCCGTCACCCTCAGCTCTGACTTCAAAGTCAACGCTGTTGGTTCTTACCTCTGGCTCTTTTGACTGAGCCTGTGGGCCGTCAATCTTTAGCTGGATTGCTCTAGCTACATCAAGCCACTTGTTTTTCTTGTCCATACTGTTAGTTTCCTCTGCTCTGATTCTAGCAACAACCGAATCAGCGTAGTCTTTAGTCCGTTGCGCTGCTCGCTTGCTTGGCCCTGATCCCCAAAGCAAATGTGCGACCACACCGGCAGATGGATAGTTGTCAGAGTCTGGATTTGCGTCTGGTGAGTCAAGATCAACTAGGTGACGAGCAATCCAAGCAGCTAAACGAACCCACTTGTCATCAGATACTTGACCCTCAGCCATTTCTCTAGCCTCGCGGATAGTGCCAGGTGTTACGCCATCACCAGCAAGACCTTCTTCGTAATACTCAAGGCCTCTGCGAGCTGCTGCTCTCATGTAGGCGGGGGCGTTTTGGTCAATGTCCCTTCCCTCTTGGTCTGCTTGCCAAGCGTTGCAGTAATAACTACCTTCAACAAAAGCATCCCAACGCTCACACCAAGCTTGGTTACCTTCAGCGTTTACTCTTGACTCGTCATAGAAGAAACAGTTGCCACAAGCCCTGCCCTCTGGAACATCGTCAGATAAAGCTGGTCTGTAATTGTCTGGCAGGTTAGGGTCATGAGGCTCGTGCATCTCCTCGACCTGCTCCATCTCGACAGCAATCATCTTTGGGGTAGGTATCTTTTCCAACTGGAAAACATTTATGACCATCATCTTGTCGGTTGGCTCAAAAATGCCATCCTCGTATTCAAACAGTCGAACGATAGCAAACTGACCTTCAACCATTTCAATCTGTGAAGCAACTCTTGGGTCGAGTGGCGACCAAGAAACAAAGTCACCAATAGCTAGTGAACCGATTGCTGCTCTTTCGCCGACAAACTCAGTTTCTTCAGCAATGCTTATAGCTACTGCTTGGTCAATGGCTGATTCTTTTGTATCGTGACAAGCAATAAGTTCGCCATCTTGCTTTTCAACAGCCCAGTTGGAACACTCTGCGTTTTTGTCTGTGATGTAGTAAGGCATTATTGGCTTTGCCTAACTATGAAAATTCCTAAATCTTGGTTAGCAGCAGTGGCAATCGCCCAAAGACCATCTAAAGGCTCTAAGGTTATGACCTTTGATTCTGCTGGGTCTAGGTGAATACTATTTGTAGTGGTTACAGTTTCATTGCCAATGTGAATGTAGTGCGCTCCTGACTTCATTTGATTGTGCAAGTGAACAACCTGTCGTTGAATAGCTGGGCCAACTATCTGCTGTCTAGTTGTTCCGATTGCTATAAGGCTAGTAAGAACCATGCCTAGACCTCGTAAACAGCTTGCGGGTCGTCAGGGTTGACTTGAGCGACACCTTGTAGCTGTACCGAAGGCAAGCCAGTGTGTGCAATCTCTGGAAGACCAAGAGCGGCTAGAACTTCGCTTGGCAAGAATCCTGACTGGACCAACTGAGAAACCATGTAAATCTTCTTTTCGTTAGTAATGGTTTCAGTGTCAGCCAAAGCAATGTTGGCTAGTGGCACTCGGTACTGGTCACCTTGATCTACCGGTGGCATGTCCTCTAGTCTGCGAATGTCGTTAGTCGAGTAGAAACCTGCTTGCGCTCCAACCGAGTATGACCGAATACGAGCTTCTAAGTCAGCGCGGAGAAGATCGTTGAACTGAAACTTGATAAAGGCATCGCCTGGTAGTAAGCGTGAGAAAGCTGCTTCTACCTTTTCGGCCATTGGTCGAAGGGTCATAGAAACAAACTGCAAGTTGTTTTGTTCAACTGATGCGTAGCTAGCTGTGCCAGGAACGCCTAAAAGGTGTAGTGGAACATTGAAAGCTCTTGCAATTTCTTCTACTGCAAACTTGCGTGACTCCAAAGCCTGTGATGATTCAGGGTCAAGTTGTGTAGAAACAAACTTAGCTCCCCCCGATAGAACACCTGTCTTGTGTGCGCGTCTAGTTCCGTTGCGGTGTCGAGCGTCAAAACCATCAGCAAGCTGTTTGGCTTGTTCTGAAGTTAGGTTGCCAGGAAACTCAATAACCCCAGCAGCAGAAGCACCAGTACCGAAGAACCTAGCTGCGTAATCGCTTAGTGCAATGTTTAGACCAAGTGACTGCTTTAGAGTTTCTACTCTGCTTAGTCCTTTTAGGTCGCCTGGCAGGATGAGGTCAACGATGTGAATAATCTCGTCACCCGAAAGTGGTTTATTTTCCTCTTGATAGATGTAAACCTTTCGACCAATCTTAGAGCGTTCTACTTCAACCTTTTCAGGGTTTAGGTTTACTAGGTTTACAACTTGTCCTTGTGCATCGCGGAATACGCGAGTGTAAGAATTGCCATGTACGAGCAAGCTTGAAAAGACCTGCTGAAAGAACGCTGCTCTTGTGCTTAGGTCAATGTCAGGCTGATCTAACCAAACAGGTCTGGGGTTCAAGGGTCGGCGGATTGGCCCGACTCTTAGGTAAGCCCCACATGGCAAAGTTGAAATGGTGTCAGAGATAAGACTTACTGCTGAAAAGAAAGCAACAATCTCAAAAGACTTTTTGGTAGTGACATTTACGCCAGCTTCGCTTTGTAAACCGAATGGCTCACCTGCACCCCAAATAGTTTGAAAACTGACGGCACGTTGCTCGAAAAGGTTACCTAGCATTACTTACTTCTTTCAATGGCTATACCGAATACTAAAAGTCCAGCTCCTAGTAGAACTAAGCCGGCTGGTGGATAAATAAAGGCCGCACCGAGTGAGATTGTCAGGATGCCTGTCGCCTGGAGAATAGTCGCTGTCATTACCAACCTAATTGAAAAATTGCGGTGTTAGTTCATCCTCTAGTTTACTGCTATTTATACACCTGTCTAAAGCGATTACAGCAGCAATAGCAGCGTCAATCTTTCTTGGGCTGCTGGCAGACTCTTTTGTGATCCTTCTGCCCTGTCTGTCCGATTTGACGACTGTGTTGTCTAAATGCCTTGTTAGCACCGGATTGCCGTCATGTGTGATTGTTTGCTCGGTCACAGCGTCATAGAAGATTTGACAAGCAGGAACAATTCGAGCGGCTGAGTAAGTTGGAAAGGCTACAACTGGAAAACCCATGTCCTCAAGCATTACCATCGTCTTTTGCCAGCGTGGGGGGTCAAACACAAGTTCTCGGACATTTCTGTATTTGGTGCAGAACTGAATGATGACATCTTCGACCTCTAGTGTCGGAACACGCCAGCTAGCGTCATCTTCTGAAGTCTTTTCCCAAACAGCGATTGTAAAGATGTGTGGTTTATCGTTCTCATCTCTTGGTAACCGAACACCAATCACTGCTGTCGAGTCATTTGACCAAGAACCATCAAAACCAATGATAAATTCGTCATCTTCGTTGTAATCGGAGTCAACTTGCAGTTTTTCCCACGCGCCAGAGGGTAACCAGCTATCTTTTGATGAAACCCACTGATTTACCCTTTTACGCCTAAATTCTGACTCTGGAGTACGCAAAACTGCTGATTCAAAGTCTGACCGAGCGCAAATGTCGTCAAAGCCAGGGTTAGACAGTTGCCAAGTTGCAGGATCGTCATAAGGCATGTCTTGAGGTGCTTCCCACCAAGCCATAAAGAAAGTTGGGTCTTTTATTTCACCTCTTGTAACTTTTTGACCATACTGATACATCTCATAAGCGATTGAGTCCCCGCCTGTGCTGTCCGACTTTACGCCAGCGGTTGTAATGGCAATCATCGTGGCAAGGTTGCCTCGCGCACCTTGGGCAAGTTGCATAACATCCCAGAGCGCCCTATTGGGCTGGGCGTGAGCCTCATCAAAAACAGTGAGAGTTGGCGATAAGCCCTCTTTGGAAAAAGCCTCGGCTGACAGCACTCGGTAAACCGAACCGGTACTTGGAACCTCAATCGCATCTCGGTAAATTTTACAGATTTCTGATAATTCGCTTGCTTCTATCAATTTCTTGGTATCACCGAATACTAGGCGAGCCTGATCCTTGTCAGCAGCACAAGAATAGACTTCTGCACCTCTAATTCCTGAGCCAACAAGCCCATAGGCGGCAACAACCGACATAAGTGAGCTTTTGCCATTTTTCCTTGGAACCCCGACATAAGAAACTCTGTTTTTTAGCCCTTTGTCATCGTGAGCGAATAAATGGCGCAAAAGCTCTGTCTGCCAAGGTCTAAGTTCCATAGGCGTACCTGCTTTGCCCGCAACCGAGTCTTTTGTAATAATTCCAAAGGCTTCGGCAAAGTCAATGACATCTTCTCCCTCGCCGTTGTCTAATTCAGCCTGAGTCATGGGTGTTAGCCAAAGTGGGGGCCAGTTACTGACGCTTTTCAAGCTCACGCTTTGTCCTTCTGGCAAATAGTTCTTCTAGCTTTGACTCTCGCTTGACTTCGGCTAAACCGAGTCTTGATCTAGCCTCTGGTGAAAAGCCGAGCTTATTGATGTTTGACGAGATGATGCTTTCTAAGTCATTGAGTTGTTTGTATAAGTGCCAGTCGTAGTCGTGCTGCAAGCGTTCCATAATCTCGCGCCGTCTGTCGTATTGCTCGCAAGTCATCTGGAGCAGGTGGACATCTATCGCACCAATCCAAGGCAAGGCGTATTTGTAGACATCATCCCAGAGCTGTAAGCCGTCTTGACCGAGTTCTCGGACTGGTTGGCGCTGTCCAGGCGCGATTGAGGCCAATTCGCCTTCTTTCGGCAAAATCTGATGACCAGGGTTGCCTAGTAAGCGTTTTTGCTCAATCGGCTTGGCTGGGTTTGGCATAGGGCATCCCTTCCTTTGTTTTCAAGGCTATCAGAAAACTTTTGAACCTAGGAGCTTTACAGAAGTGGCGGGGCGGGGTGTCGGTGCGTTCGGCGTGTCGAGGATTTGCCCTACCCTGGGGGCTGTCCCTAGGGGGTAGCGGTTTTGGGTTGCGGTTGCGCTGTGTGTGGCGCGTGCAGGGCGTGCCAGAATAGGGGCCTAGTGTTTTGCGTGTTTATTAGGTAATGCCTTGTATAAGCGTTCTATGGCCTTCTAGGGCTAAGGGCTTAGGCCTATTGGTTTATTAGGTCAAGGCTTAGGGCCTAGGCGGGGGGCGGGGGCGTGTTAGGCGGGGGGTATCCCTTACGCCCTTAGTCATTAGGGCAGGGGCTTCGAGCTTCTTCTTCTTGGGTTGATCTTTAGCGGTCAAGCTGGCACGGGCTAGGGGGTAGCGGTTAGGGCATTCCGTTGCTTACTTAGTTAGTTGTTATTGCTTCGGGCTAGCCGTGCCGCACGGGGGGCGGGGGCGCTTCGGGTAAAGCTAAACCCCTAAGCTGTTAGGCCTAGGGGTTAGCGGTGTTGGGTGTTTAGTTATGCTTCTTCAATAGTTAGGCCGTGTATCCGGTTCATTGCGTCATAATCGTTAGCCTTCACGCGGTAGCGTAAGCGCCTAACTTTAGTTGCGCTTCGTTCTTGTATTGCCCTTCTTATTGATCTTCTAGCGCTTATGTGACTACGCTCGATAATCTTTAGCGCTTCATAACTATTGCCTAAGCCTGGATATGGGTAAGTTATTTGACATTGCCATACACCTAAACCATTAGCGCTAGTTGTTAGCGTGTAGTCACTCATTGCTTTATTCCCTTCTTGCTCTCTTTAGCGATTACCCCGCCAAATAATACGGCTAGTAATGCGGTTAGGCCGTAAGTTGCGCGTGTAGTAGTTCGCCACGCTCTTACCCATTGCGGGCCTTGTAATTGTTGCGGGGCGCTACTCGATGGGCGCGGGGCATAGATCGCCTTCCGTTCATCGCGGGTTAGCGCGGGCAGCGTGAAGCCTTCGGGCAACGGCTTAGGGGTTGCTAGTTCCCGTGCCTTCTGTTGCGCCAGTATGGCGCGTGTCCGGTTAGCGTTCATTGATCTTCACCGCTTCGGGGTAATAATCTTCTGCGCAAAATTTGCAGACTTCAATCAGATAACCAGTGTTATCAAAATCAACCCAAAGCGCTTTTGACTCAAGGCGCGATTGCATAGTTTTGCAACTAGCGCAACCGCCTAGGGTTTCAAGTTCTGGCCCTGGATAATAGATTTTGAATTGCGATCCGTCTACTTGGTAGCCGTTGCCTTCTAGGTAATACCCCATTAGTTTTGGTTCCCTTCTTTTAGTTGTGTGTGTATGTCGTAAGCGCGTTCGGTTATTAGTTCGTGTAGATCTTCCAAGAATTCTTGGTCATTCATTAGCGAACTAGCAACCGCCCCAAAATCTTCTTCGGGTAATGCGGCTTCAGTGTGTGTATAGATTTGCCAAAATACTGGCGCATCCGGTTCATATTGCTTCAGTATCTCTTGTAATTGCCTAATGGTTAGGCGTTCTTCTTTATACATTTACTTGCATCCATTCATCTAGCGTTAGATCATATTCGTGACCGCATCCATCGCAAATAAAGAAGAATTTGCGGCCTTGGTAAATTGTTGCGGTTTCATCTATATCTATATGGCAATAGTTACATTGCCCGCCAATAGCAACTAGCGGGGTAATTGTTATTCGGTCATACATTCTTAATCGTTCCCTTCTTCTTCGGTATAGCTATTCATTAGGGTATTTATAAATTGCCTAACGTCATTTGGGCGGGTTGCATATTCCGTTAGCGCCTTAGCTAACAGATCAATCTCTAAATAGCCCAAATCTGGCATTGCTTGACTAGTTAGGTTTTCACCATGCTCTTCTTGACTCCAACCAACTAAGTCAAGATACAGACTCGACGGGGCGGGAAACGCGTAGTTCCCTTCACACCAGCTAAACAAGTTCGCGGTATCTGCCGCATAGTCTGGCGCGGTGTCGCACAATTCAAAGAATTTATTGCTAGTCATTAGTTGCCGTTCCCTTCTTCAAAGTAAGCATGTTGGCATTCAACGCAAAACCCTAATTCTTCTTTATAGGTGTCTGCGTCAAGTAGCACGGCCTGGCAGGTGTCGCACGGCCTAGTGTCTGGCACATCGCGTTCAATAAGATCGATAACCAGCTTCATATTTATAGCTAGATATCCATTCTTCAGTAGCCCAATAAATAATTTGGCTAACGCGTCGGTGTCATACATTGCTTCTTGGTTATAGGTTGCTTCATTCATTCTTTATATTCCCTTCTTGTTATAGGTGTCTAGGTATTTTTGTATCGCTTGTTTTTTTGTATAGCCCATATAGGTCAAGGCGTGTCTGTATCCTTCAAATACGGCAGACACTAGATAAGCGCCAGAATGATCTTTGGTTATGTTTAGTTCATCAGGATAGACGCGGGCAAAATCTAAACCAGCTTCTTCTAGATAGCTTCTTCTTACTTGCTTCTTCATTTATTGGTTCCCTTCTTATTCTTCGGTTATTTTGTTTAGTTCAAGTTCATAGATTCTTATGTATCCGTCATTCGCTACTTGTTGCCATTCAAGCGTCAAGCCCCAAGGCTTACGCTTACTTAGCCAAAATTTTTTGAGAGCTTGTAAGGCTTCTTCTTCGGTTTTGCTAATAGTTCGGAATGTGTAATTGCGAATATCTAATTCCGCGTAATACATATCTTTAGTTCCCTTCTTGTTTATTTGGTTAGAAGATTCACGCCTTCAAAAATTATTGGCGTAATGATTAGGGCAAAATAAAAGCCCAAGATAATAGTTAGCCTTAGAAGCAATTTGTTTAGTCTGCCAATAAAGGGGTTCATGCTTGTAACCCCTTTACCCATTCCGCAAAATCGCGGGCAATATCTTTAGCTTCGGTTGCTTCGGTTTCACCTAAGAATTGACATTCGATGTCATTCCATCCAAAAGGGCCGTTAACATCGCCCATATCAAATATGCGGTTATCTTTTAGGATGATTACCCACATACCCGGAAATTCATAACTAACCGCCCTAACAATAGGTAGCTTGTTTAGTTCTTCGGTTAGTTCGGTAGTTTCGTGTAGATTATTCAATTTATTACCCCTTCTTTATTTGGCAATTTGCCATATCTAGAATTTAGCAAATTTTGGGTAATTTTGGCAAATTTTAGGCAAATTTGGTTATTGGCGTGTTTAGGGCGGTTGCGCCTTCACGGGGCGGGGGCAGGGGCGGGGTTTTGGCCCTTAAACCAGGGGCGCGGTGTAAAGATCTTTGGGCGGTAATTCGGTCATTCAAGCGGGGTATAGCGGTTTTGGCGTTCCCTAGGTGTCTGCCGCACATTTAGTTAGGCGTAATTTTTGGGGGTTTAGGCCCTTCATTCGATGACACGGCACGGGCGGGGGCTAAGTTTCGGGGGCGGGTTTCCCTAGGGGCCTGCTAGTAGCGGGGCGCGGGTGTCGCTTGAAGATCTTCGAACAAGCGTTCGATTAGGGTCCTTCGAACAGATGTTCGAAACAAGTGTTCGACAGTGTTTTTGGGTCAGTCTGTCAGAATTTCCAACCGAATCTGACCGAATTTTTTCGAACCGAATCTTTGAAATTTTGAACCGAACCGAACCGAATCGGAATCTTTCTCAGTCTTCAACCGAATCTTTGATTGGTTTGTTGCCTCGTCTGGCATTACAAGATCGATGGGCAGCAGCTAGTGGGCTGTAAGGGTCACCAGGGTTGATGTGGTCAGCTTGCCAAGGGTCATTGAGCTTAGGGCCTTCGTTGCACAGGTGGCAGACATAGGCGTTCTCTCTGACCATCCTTGCCCTTGCCTTGTAGTCACCTGAATATTGACCGGTGGCTAGCTTACGCGCTCGCCGTTTAGCTTCGGCTTGGTCATCCCACATTTTCTGGTGGGCTTCACATCTTGAGTTTCCGTCTGTTAGTTTTTTGCAAACTAGGCAGGGCATCTTAGGCATAACGGCCCCCCGATTTTTTTTGAGTTCTTGTAGGACATGCTTTGAGCATACCCCCCCCCTCATTTTTTATTTTCTTTGCCGGCCCAACCTGTGCCTTTGAAACTGAGTCCAGGTGAGTCATAAACTCTAACTAGGTCTTTTACACAGTTAGCGCACAATGGAATCGGAGTGGGTTCGCTTATCTTCCTTATGAGTGTCATCTTTAGGTCACAGGTGTTGCACTTATAGTCGTAGATTGGCATTAGCTTCTTTCTAGTATTTCTTTGATGCCTAGCAAGCTTAGGGCTAGCTCAGCTTGTTGAGGCACTACTCCATTGCCACAGGCTTTTAGTTCATCGTTACGCTTCAGTCCGATGTCTGTTATCCAGCCGTCAGGTAGCCCCATCATCCACTCGGTAAACTTTGAACTCAGTCTATGGTTTCCTTCTTTGCCATCTGGCTTTGTTGGCTCAGGTGCTGGTCTATCAATAACAGATTCCCAGCGTCTTATGGCTGGCTCGAACTTACCCCAAGCAGTTTTATAAACAACATCATTCAAAGTTGTACCTGAGTGATGCTTTGATCCCTCTTGTCTGCCTGATGTTTCATTGCGACCTTGTGCAACTGTTGGTGTCGGTAGTAATACTTGGTCCTCTAACCTTGCTTTAGGTGCGCCAGCAGCTACTTGCTTTGGTGTTGATCCGTTGGCTGAGCTAGTTCTTGGTGTGCCGAGTAGAACCTCACCGCTGTTGAAGATTGCTCTAGCTACTGTGTCAGTGCTGACTTTGCCATTTCTAGATTGAGCAGCCGAGCCGTCTTTGTAATCTCTAACGATTGGGGTTGGTAACAAGTTGTCAGCTTCTCTACTCACTTTGTATCCTTGTAATTTAGCTAAGTCCATTGCTTGATCTCTAATGCCAACTGTGTTCCCACGCTTACGCGCTTCTGCTTCACCTAACGCTCCGCCTTCACCCTGACTAGCTGTTGGGCTTCGCAATAAAGCAGAATCAGGCACTTCAAACAATTCAGTCTTGTGAAAAACTTGAGCCAAAGTTACTGAGTGCATGGAGCCTGGCTTTTGCTGGGTGCTGGATAAATTGCTTGTGTATTGATCACTGACTGTTGGCGTTGGAAGGCTCTGCCCCCCCCCGCTTGGGTAGGCTGTGATGAAGACTCGGAATCGTTGGTGTGGCGCTCCGGCATCACTAGCTCGAACACCTGCCCATTTTGCATCGTACCCGATGTCGGCCAAGTCGCCAAGAACGGCTCCGAGTGCGCGAATAGCTGGCTTTCCGTTGAAAGTTCCCAATACTTCATCTGTGTATTCCATACCATTGTTGGCTTTTGCACTTAGTAAACCCCTAACATTTTCGATGATGACTAACTTTGGTTTTATTTCTTGTATTGCTCTGTAAAACTCTGACCACAGACCTGACCGAGTTCCTTCTTCAAGTCCCGCTCGCTTACCTGCCAAAGATAAATCTTGACAAGGAAAGCCGCCTGTAAGAATGTCAACAGGTTCTACTTGTGTAAAGTCAACCTTGCTAACATCTCGGTAGTTCGGAACGCCTGGAAAGTGTGCCTCAAGTATTTGGCTTGGTGCAGCTTCCCACTCACAATGCCAAGCAACCTCAGCACCTGTCAGCTTTGATACAGCTAAGTCAAGACCGCCGTAACCGCTAAACAAGCTTCCTATTTTCATTTTCCCTTTCTTTTTTCTTGCATCTATGCGACCCAAGGCATCTAAGAAACCTTGAGTGTGTAGGTCTAAGGTCACAACTTGTAAACAGTTCCGGTGAAGTCAACGCCCTTGTCAAGCACAAAGGTCACTAACCCTGGCACTGAGTCCTCGCCTGAGCGTAGTCGCCACCAGCCTGAGCCGTTGTCCATAGTGCTTGCCTGAATCCAGAAGCGCGATGATCCTCTTGAAGTAGAACCGAGTTCGAGAACGCGAAGATGGTGAAAATGACCCGACACCCCTATTGTTGCGTCACCAACAGGCTGCTTGCCGAAAGCTTGCTGTCGCCACCATGTAGGCACTTGGTCAGGTCTAGGGCTTTGGTGTCCATGCCAGATACCGAGTATGTGGAACTGGTCGTCAAAGATGTCTATGGCTAATGACTCGTCATGCTTTTGAGGTTCATAGAATTTGATGGGCATCTCTGTTTCTTTTGCCAGCCTTGCAAGTGTGCGCCCGATGTGGATACCCCAGTCATCGGTTGGTGTGCCTTGCTGCTTACCCCTGACACGCCACTGGCAGTGGTTCGAGCCAACCGAAGCGTAGGTAATGTCATCGCTGTATTGAGCCAGTAGCTTCAAGTGATCCCAAGCCAAGGTGGTTGCGATGTCAACCTGTTGCATCGGGCTGAGGTCGTTGCTCTGGAGTTGGTTGCCGCCTGTGTTGTCAAAGCCTTCTACTGTGTCACCTAAGTCAACAAAGATAACCTTGGCTGGCTTTTCTTTCTTTAGCAGCGCAACAAGCTTTTCTTTTGTTTCTTCTACTCTGGCAATCATGGCTTCGATGCCGCCTCGGTGGTCAACTTTACCAACCTGTAAGTCAGACCAAAGAATGACCAAAGCCTTTTCAGAAGTCGTTCTGAAGTCTTTCTTAGGCTTGTAGGCTTTCTTGGCTTGTGAGTAAAGCAATGGCAAATCAAGGTTTGCTACCCTGCGCCTAAAGGTGAAGCGGTAGCTCGATAGCCATTCGCCGTCATAGCGTTGCCAGCGCGATGTGCGTGGAGTTCCGGTGACCTCAAACTCATCAGGGTCAAAGCCCTGCTGGGTTAGGAAGTCATCAAAGCTAGGTACACCCGATGTTGCTGGTAGTTGCGCCCAACCCTCGTTGCCATCAAACTCGAAAGCAGGTCGGTACTCTTTAGGCGTTTCTACTCTTGGTGCTGGTTCCAAGTTATCTAGCACAGCTACACGCTTTCCTGCGATGAGCCACAATGGGCTTCTCGCTAATGGTTATGCCCCTAGCCGTTAGTTGCCTGGCTAGTGCTGTTGAAGTGAATTGCTCGTTAGCTATGGCAGCTACAAGTATGGCTTGATCCTTCGTGTCCAGAGATTCCAAGATTGTTCTTACTTTGCAGGATGATTTCCTCACCTGTGGTGTTAGTCCTTCTAGCATTGCTTTCCCTTTCTGTTTCTCTTATCAAGTTTAGAGCCAAGTCACCGATTTCCGGCTCAAGGTAGTGCCATTCCACTTGCATTATTCTTTCCATCAGTCTTGCCAGGTTGCGGCGTATTGCTTCTAGGTCGCTTGACCATTCACGCTCGTCATCCTTTAGTAGCAGGATAGCGTCAAAGATTTCTCTCTCATCAGCATTTGTGAAGTGTGTCATCTTGTACCCCTAGTCACGAACGATTTCAGTAGGCTTTTGAGTTTTAGCATTTGGTATGCCCAATGGACTCGCTTGATGCGCCAGTTTATAGGTTGCCTCTCAGCTCTGTGCTTTGCCAATGTCCCTCACCGCCTTTATTACTTCAACGACTCTTTCAAGAGTGTCAACATCTACTGTGGTTCTTAGGACTGCATCTTGATTGATTGAGTAGATAATCTGCTCAGTTAGATACTCATTCATTTCTTTTGTGCCTTGCACATAACCCTTAGCAAAACCTCTACCAAAAGCCTCAGTCAGTTTCCGTTCTCGCCGTTCTTCTCGGTTAGGTCGCCATCCAATCATTTCGTAGGCCACTCTCCGTCTAGGACCAGCAAACCGATAATTGCGTAGTTTGCAAGATCAATGAAAGAATCTCTCAAGGCTTCATGCTCAGGTGCGTTGCCGGAATCAGTTAGGTGATTGATCCTTGCCAGCTTGTCGTGCATCCTGACTCTTAGGCCATTGATAGGTCCACCAGGCGCGTTGCTGATGTTGGTCGGGCCGTAGTCATTGTGCTTGGACAGTAGGAGCTGTGCGTTCTCGTCAAAGTATCTAAGGACTGTTGCGTCAAAGCTAGTACTTAGGTGTACGCCTTTTATTGGTGACTTCATAGTTTCTTAGTCACCTCAGCAGAAATCTCTTGTGCTTGCTTCTCAATGTTGCTGATTGTGTATGAAAGCTCATCTAGGTTTTGGATTAGCTTGTCAATGCTGCCATCCATCATGGCATTGACCTTGGCGTTCATATCTCTCTTGTACTGTCCGTTTATTTCGTCAACAATGTCCTGAGATGTGACTGTGCTGCCTTGGTCCTCGTGAATAGAAATGTACTCAAGGATGTTGTCGCGCTGGTAACGGATACCGGCATAGAAGCCTTCTGCGTAGGGTGTAAGGCTCATGGCTATCTGACCGAATCGCTGTACTGAGGGTCAACATAGATTTCGATGTTGTCCACTACTTCGATGATTCTGGCGATTGCTTTAGTTGGAACTGGGTAAGCTGCCTTGATAAGACTTAGCACCTCGTTCTTCATAAGCATCCTGCCCATGTAGATTCCGTCTGACTTAGCAACACCAAAGTTGTACTGGTGTGGCTGGAAGTCTTTGATTGCGAACTCAAGTGGCTGTGGATTATAGTTAGGCATTTTCTCTCATCTCTTTGTAGGTTTGTTTGATGTGTTCGACTAGCTCTATGCGAGCTTTGGCATCGTTCCGGCTGACCGAATCATTGCCTGGTGTTAGACCTTGTAGCGTAAACTGGTTTTCAGTCCAACGCTGAGCCTCGGCAATAATGCGTTCGGCTAGTTCTTTTTCGCTCATTGTCTTGATCCTTTGCTTAGCGAGTGAATAGCAACAAAAAAGGCGGTTAGCACACCAATCATTCCTAGTGTGTATCCCCAGCCCAGGTGAACTGTCTGTATTTGCCAGCTAAGTAGCAAGACAGCAAATAAAGCAACAAAGTAAAGCAGGATTTTTACGCCCACCATCTTTCCCTTCTATGACTCAATTTGGGTCATAAAAAGACAGTAGCACAGTTTCTGGGTTTTTTTGATAATTTCTAGGTTTTTTTGCCTTTATCGGCGTGTCGCCCTAAACCTCTAGTCGAGGGTTTTGACCAGAATAGTAGCCCCTGGTTCAATGCCTTCGGCGTACAGCTTACGAGCTGAGATACGAACTATGCGGCTGTCATCTAGAACAACGCCTGAGTCCGTCAGAGAGTCGCCTACGGCGCGTATGAGCTTGTCAAGGTCAGGGCTGACAGTAGGTAATGAGCGTTTTACTGACGCTGGCTTTGGCATGTAAAAATTGACGATTAGCTCACATGGCTCGTCTATTGGATGCCAGTCATCCGGCAAGGTTGCGATTGCCACTTGGACAATGGCCTTACGCCATGCCTTGTGCTTTGTGCTATTGACTTGGACTATCCTGCCATTGATTATGGAGTGTGATCCTTGGCTAGCGGGGTCGCCGATGACGCTAAGGCTTACCTCTGCCATACAGTTCCCATGCTCCCATTATGGCAGCCCAGGTGTAAAGCAAACCGAAGGTTATTCCCAACCAATCAAGACCGCTTGTAGAGTGCGTAGATAGGTTTATTAGTATGCCGGCGGTAAGGGCTGGGAATAACCAACGGAGATTTTTCAAAAGGGACTTGGCTCGTGTGTCGGCTCGAAGATTCCCTTGATAGTGCTGATTGGGTCGGTTGGAACTACTTGCGGGTTATTGATGCTGACCTTGATTGACTGACCAGGCTGACCTTCTCTGTTTAGCTTTGGTGTGCCATCTTGATTCATCCAAGCCTCAATTTCGACTGACATTAGACCCTCGACTTGAACTGTGTCACCCACATCTAGTGTGGTTGGTGACTTTAGCCAAACTGTGAATTGCTTTTCTACTGTGTCGCCTGATTTAGCTTTGTATGACTCTGTAACAATAAGACCTTTAGCTTCCCAAAATACCTTGGTAACTGTGCCTTTTACTTTGATGATTGCCATCTCTTTTTCCTTTCGATTTGTTGTTTTACTCTAGTGGCTACCTATGACATGGTTGGGATTGGTGCAGTCAAGGTGTCCACAAGATCGTATGCCAGGTAGGACTGGCTTGCCGTCAAAAATAGGGATGCTAAGCGTCTGCTTGTCAAAGTCACCCTGCCAAGGTATGCACTTCTCTGAGCCATACTTGATAACCAAGGCTCGGTGCATCCGGCAAGACTGACATTTGAGGTCTTTTCTTTTGCGCTTATGCGTGTTGACTTTCCAAGTCGCACCACATCGGCAGCATAAAGCCACATTGTCATCCACCCCATAAGCCTACCCAATCACTCTGGAAAGGTGGCCCTCGAACTTGAGTGCGACTTCTCCAAGTCCACCATGTCGGTTCTTAGCTACCTTCATTATCATCTGGCTTTTTTGCCACTCAAACTGATCTTCTTCTGTCTGGACTCGGTGTAACAAGATAACCGCATCAGCATCCTGCTCGATTCCACCTGAATCTCTTAGGTCTGCCATGTCGGGTTCTGAGTCCTTGCGCTGCTCTGGTCCTCGGTTTAGCTGAGCTAGAGCGATTACTGGCACATTCAAATCCCTAGCTAAGTTTTTGAGTCCAATGGAAATGTCGGTAATCATTTCGTAACGCTTGCGACCTCTTTCGGTGTCTTGAATAAGTCCTAAGTAGTCCACCACAATCGCTTCAAGTCTGTTGTTGCCCTTGACGCTGTTTGCGAGCGCCCTAATCTGCAAAAGGTTTTGCCCTGACTTGTCATGGATAGCAAGTTGGTGCGACTGAATGTCTTGTCTGACCTTCGCAATCCTGTCCCACTCCCACTCTTGTAAATTACCCTTCTCGATGTTGCCGATGTAAACCTCAGCTTCCATGCTGATTATGCGGTTATAGAGTTCGCTCTTGCCCATCTCAAGGCTGTGAAAAGATACGGGGCCTTTCTTTGAAAGCTCCCAAGCGATTTGTAAGCCGACAATGGTTTTACCCACACCTGGTCTTGCACCGATTATGTAAAGCGCACCTGGTCGGAATCCTGTGATGATGTCATTTAGTAAAGGCCAAGGGCTTTCTGGGTAGTGCTTGGGCTTGTCAATCTCATCTAGGTATGGCAATAGCTCATCGGAAACATAGCTTGGCTTGACTGCCAAGTTGCGATCAATTAGGTCATCAATTTCTTTTTTGGCTGTGTCAAAGACTGTTGCCAAATCCTCATGCTGGGCTTTGCTGTGAATCATCGTTCCGGCAAGAGCCAACCTACGCCTTGTGGCTTCTTCGATTACCTTGCTGGCATAGAACTTGACCGAAGCTGCTGTTGGCGTAGCTGTGACAATCTCGTGAAGATAAACAGAGAGCCTTGGAAGTGCTGCACCGACTGTCATTACATCAATCGGCTGGCGACCTGCCTTCATCTCTAGCAGGGTTTTATAGATTCTTTCGTTTTGTAAATCATCAAAGTCTGACGGGCTTAGCGTTAGTTCTTCTAGCGCCTTGCCATTGGTCAGCAGGATTGATCCAATTACTGACTGCTCGAACTGTGTCATTTGATTCTCCCTACAAAGAGCTTAGGCAAAGGTTTTGCTTCAGCGAGTTCAACACTCTCATAAAGTTCTTTGTTTAGCCATGAGGCAGGGTACGGAATGTATTTATCTTCTGGTAACTTACCCTCGGCGTAGGCTTTGGTCAGCTTCAATAACTCATCAGCGGTTTTCTTCTTAGTTGCTTTATTCCAGGCTCTTAGTGCTTCAGACTTAGCGACCTTTTTAGGGTAAAGATTCCAGAAATTATCAAACTCATTTTCAGCCTGTTTCATTGATGGTTCTTTGATGGTTAATATTATGTTTTGCGTGCCAACAGGTGTCACCCCTGATTTACCTGAGCTGTCACCCCTGCTTACCCAGTCTGTCACCCCTGATGCCGAATCTGTCACCCCTGACCCGATTGTGAGCCAGTAAAGATTGGTTTTGTATTGGGTTTGAGTTGGGGCGTTTTGAACCTCTACCTTCAGCTCACCAAGCTCTACAAGTTCTTGGATGTCACGCTTGACCGAACGCTCTGAGGCATTGGCGTAGCGAGCAAGGGTGCTAATCGCGGGCCAAGCGCCTTGATCTCCAAGATGATTAGCAATTCCAATAAGGACAAGTTTTGCCCTACCGGTTGCTTTTGATTGATTTAGAACTAATGCCACAGCTTCGATGCTCATGTAGCTACCCTCTCTTTTTGTAAATTCCCTAGGTGGACTTTAGCACCTAAAAGTATTCTGGTTCTGTTTCTAGCAAATCTTTTGTAAAATCATCATTTAGTAGCCACCAACCACCATGACCGAAGATAGGCACTTCAGTCGGCGATTCGTGCTGCCTAAGTTTCCAACCGAATTTTCTACCTAGCTCGGCAAACTTAGCATTGCTCTCTAGCAAGCCGTTAGCTTGGCTACAAAGAACAATAATGTTGCTTGGGTCACTTGCCTTTGAGTTCTTGCTTCCCATGCCTCTGTTGAGCCTGTGGTGAGGTATTAGGTCATCGCCATTACTGCCACAATGCCAACAGCCTCGGTCACGCTGGAGATACTTATCAAATTCTTTCTTAGTCATCGAACGGATCATAAATCTTGGCTGGCATCTCACCAGGTTGGAATCCTAAAGCAATTGTGGTGTCTGCTACGCCACCATTGACTGCTTCAACAATGTCGGTGTTGTCGGTGTTGTCGGTCAAACAAGTATGCCTACGCCGCCACTCTCGGACAAGTTTGATTGCCTGAGCGTCATCAGTTCTTATTTTGGCCCCACAGGAGCAGGATTCGGCTATCACCTGCCTAGGCTACCAGCTAAGCGTTTCTCCACTGAAGTTCGACATTCTTGCTAATTACAGCCATCATGGTTGCTTGGTCTGACAAGGCTCTCATCTTGGTCTTGACCCTGTTGTATTCAGCCCTTGCCAGATCAGCTTTCAGCTTTTCGTCTACTGCCTGTAACTTAGCGACAGCTTGCCGGTCTGCCACAGTCCCTGAGTTATTGATAAAGGATAGCGAGATTGCCCTGTCATAAGCTGACTCAGCATCTGCCAGCTTGCACTCGGCATCGTAGAGAGCATTAGCTCCCTTGTCCATCTCCCTTGTCAGCCTTTGTAGTTCCTCGACTATGTGGCCTGGTGTAATAATTTCCATGCTTGAGCCTCTCTGCTCGTTCTCTTTGTATGTCCCATAGGTTACTAACTATTTCTAGCTCGCCCAGTTTCCATTGTTCTTGTAGGCACTCCTGTAATTCAAGGATTGACTGAATCAGTATCCTTTTTGCTTGCGAGTCCATTAGCGATTGCCTTGATCTTGTCGAGTGTTTCGGTTGTTGCTCCACCTGTTTTGGCTTCGCTGTATAACAATCGTAGACCCTCAATGTCATCGCCTAAAGCGTCTGCCATTGCTGACCAATCCTTAGCTGTTGCTTTTGTATTTCTTGAAACCTTATCCATTTCTTCTCGGCTAGGTCTTTTACCCTTCGGGCTAAACTCATTCCCTAGAGCCGAAATTGCGCGGCCCAAACTGCTTGTAGCACAGTTCTCGACATGGCTAATTTTGTTTACCGGTGATGTGCCAATTCTTTCTTCGGCAAAGTCAACAGTTGTTGGATGCTTGTCGTTCCTATCTGTCCAGACCGAAGCTTTGATTACAACCTGGTTGTCCGTCATGCTAACTATGTCTAGCTTGAACCGACCTGTCGGGTATTTTTTCCAGAATAAATCAATGCGTTCTTGGACAGTTTGATATTCATTGAGGTTGAAGTGTGCCATTTATTTCCCTTTCTCTTGGTGTAGGAACGGCGCTCCACCAGCTCTTGATCTAAGGCTAAGAAAATGCTCGCCAAAGATTAGACCTCGCTTTGCTCCATCCATTGCTTGTATAACTCTAGCTTTTAGCTCTGTCATCTTGGCAGTAGCCTTGTCTAATTCTGTGACCGAATTTATGTAGTGCATACCTAAATCATCAAGGTCAACTTCGGTGTCTGTGATACCAGGAGAAAGCGCCCTAATGGTTTCTAATGTGGAGTTGCTTCCATCCCAATAAGGCATTTTCATTTCTAGGCAAGCTTCTCTAAACCGAATAGCAGCATCCCAAAGTATCTGTGCCTCAAACTCATCCCACTCGATGTCATACTCTTGGTAGCTTGACCCTGCAAGCGCGACTAGCTTTGCTTGCCTAATTCCAAAGACCTTCATGTACCAAAGCACTTGTGCGCGATAAGCCTGTGGCACACCTGTCCAGTAATCACGACTGAATTTCACTTCTACAATTCCCCAGCTACCATCTTCGGTTTGATAAAGGCCGTCAGGGTTTGATCTTGCCCAAGGGTTTTCTTTGTTTGCCCAAGTGCCTGTTTCGTAAACAGTTAGCTCTGGGTGTTCCTCGGTAAAGATTTCTAGGATTGGTGCTTCGAGCTTTGTACCAAGTCGCATTGACATATTTGGTGTTATCTCGTCAGGTATCTGCTTTGTCTTTTTTGCCCACTTGGTGATTGCGGATTCCCATTGTGAGAGTCCGGCAATCGGAGCGATGTCTGATCCGCCTACTGCGCCAGGCTCATCGCGTAGGTCGTGCCACTCTTGACTGCCGTTGGCAAAGTCACCAAGTAGCACTGCCTCAAGAAGCGTGTCTATTTCTGCTGGTAGTTTATTTACTGGCAAGGTGTTTCCCTCTCTTTTCATCTTGTCGCAAGGCCACGCTAACTCTTTCGGCGTGGCTTTGCTATTTGTCGTGTTATCACTCTAAGGTGTACCTATGACATTACGCCAGATTGAACGCAAATATATTGAGTTGCAAGAAGCCATAAGAAACAACGATGGTGTCCAATGTGCCGAGTTGCCAAGCGTATTCTTCCCAAACGATGAGCCTGACCCTGAATCTAGGCAAGTCATGGTGGATGTAGCCAAGCAGATTTGTAACGACTGCCCAGTCAGGCTAAGGTGCTTTGACTATGCCCTGTCAGCAGGAATGTACGGCATTTGGGGTGGCACTACCTATGAGGAACGGGTAAAGCTCAGGGCTTCGAGCTAGGGCCTTTATCGGCAATCTTGCCAAAGCTCTTGTTTAGCTCGTCTGGGTCAATCTTGCCGTCTGCAAGGTAAGACCGAGATAGCTCTTGAGCCACATCAATCACACCAGCAAAGGCAGCCATAGCCACAGCCTGGATAACCTCAAGACCGATGACAGCTCCACCAACAAAGATACCGGTGACCTTCAAGATGATGACTGCAAAGGTTCGTCTAATAATGTCTAACCACATGAGTTAGTCCTTTCGTAAAGGGTAAGTTGCTGCCCAGATGAGTATTGTCACGATTATTGCCCAACCTACAAAGTCTTTGGCAGAGCCTTCAAGCACTACCCAAGCGATACCTAAGCCGAGAATGGTCCAAGACTGGTCGAGCTGGTCTTTGAGAAACTTCAAAACTTCCTACCTGCCAATGCAACTTGGGTAACAATCACAGAGGCAACGATCACTTGTTGCGACTGCTCTCGCACCTCTGGACTTAAATCAGAGCCGATTGAGCGTAGGTTCTCTACAAGTTTAGCAACCTGTTCTAACGCTAGTTGAGGTAAGGCAGCGATGTTTTCTATCAAACTTTGCTCGGCTTCAGGCTCTACAATCGGCGTAGGCGTGTTATCAGGGCTTGGGGTTGGTGATGGGCTTATTTCAGGCTCAATCGGCTCTACGGGGCTTACAGGGCTAATGACAGTAGGTTCTGGCTCTGGCGTGGGTTCAACTGCTGGGGCAGGGGCAGGTTCAGGCTGAGGTTCAACAGTAGGTTCAGGGCTGGGTTCAATCGTAGGCTCAGGCGCTGGCTCTGGGCTAGGTTCGATTGTTGGCTCTGGGCTAGGCTCAATCACTTCCGGCTCTTGAGTAACTTCTGGACTAGGCCCAGCAGATGGTACAGGGCTAGGCTCGGGATCAGGAACATAACCAGGATGGTAAAGCAAAGTAGAATCCAGCTCACTGCCGTCAAAAGATACCACGCTAACAAAAGTGGTGAACTCACCAGCAAAGCCACCCTCGCAGAAGTGCTGGGGAATGTTGCCTTTATCCAAGAAGTAGTCGTTTTCATTGTTCCATCCAATTCCGTAGGTCTGTTGATTTCCGTTTGCGTTCTGGCAAATTACAGTTGCTGAGGCTTGTGCGGCATAGGCAGGGATAGGTTGCCAGACCATAAAGAAAACAAAAAAGCCCACAGAGATTATCCGTAGGCTTTTTGAAGTTTGTAATTGTTTGAGCAAGCTATCCCAGTTTTGACCAAGTTAGAGGGCCAACGATTCCGTCTGCTAATAGGCCATGCTTCTTTTGGAAAGCAACAACAGCAGTATGAGTCATTGGACCGAATGGACCAGGTGGGTTTACACCTAGCTTGTTTTGTAGGTAAAGAACATCTGGACCTGCTGGCTCACCCTTTTTTAGCTCTGTCCCTCGGTAGGCTCTTGATCCAGCCTTAGCAGGTGAGGCAGGTTTGCTAGGTATGGCACTTGTAGGTGCGCCTCTAAAGGCTTCGTAGTCAATGTTGCCAGCACCCATTGTTGGCTTGCCACCAACGCGAAATGAGAAGTGAAGGTGAGCGCCGTAGCCGTTTTCTTTGCCAAGACCTGATCCACCAGAAAGCCCGATTACCTGACCTTGCTTGACCTGCTGACCAGCGACAACATCAATGCGTGATAGGTGTAGGTAGTCTGCGTTGTGGCCTGATGGGAAGCTCATAAAAATCATTCGACCACCAGAGCCAGTAAAGGTATTGACAACGCCTATGACAGTTCCATCAGCGACTGCTTTGACTGGTGTTCCAGTCGCAACAGCGTAGTCAATGCCAGGGTTTAGGGCTGGCTTTGCTCGGTTCTTGTGTCCTAAAAAGGTGTCAGAGATAGTGCCGCCGTCAACTGGTCTAATCCATGTGGTCATTATTTTCCTATCGTTGCGGCTATCAAGCCAATGATTGCGATTGCTGATCCTGTCAAACCTGTGTAGGCGATGCGCTCAATCCAAGCAAGTCTGGCAAGGGTCAGTTCTACTTCTCTAAGGCGTTCTGGCACATCGTCAAGGTGATCTAGTTTCTGTAATACCTTGACCAGAATCTCTCCATGCTCAAGTTGCTTCTTGTAGATGTCAGCTTGCGTAATGCGAACTGAGGTAGTTTCCTCAGCCATTATGCTTCTTCAGAGAAGTCCTGAAGCTCCCAATCTACTTCTGCTTCGTTCCAAGTGTAAGTAAAGCCGTCAGTTGGGTAGGCTACTGGAGCTTCCCAACGGCAAGTTGCCTCGTCAAGTAACCAAGAGTCATAAGGCTTAGGTGGAATAAAAGCGTCACGCCCAGCATCGTAGGTGTAACCGATACCTGCGTAGTTCTTTCTAATGTTTCCGTTATAGCTTGTTCTTTTGCAGACTTGACCTCTAAAGTTGCCATACCAAGTTTCGGTATCTAATCCTTCGATTAGCTCGGTTTCATCTATGCCGACAATGACCTCTGTGACTTTGTTGTCACTATCTAAAAAAGCGTAATGCGCCATTATGCTGCCCAACTCACATTTCCAGTTCCAGCGGTAATTGTAGTTACCTTGTTTGCACCGACAGTTGCTGTCGAGCCAGTTAGCCCAGCCCCTAAAGTAATTGTAAAACTAGAAGAATACCTAAGTATAACAACACCAGAACCACCAGCACCACCAGCGCGACCAGGAGTCACATCACCCGTTGTTCCAGCACCACCACCACCACCTGTGTTAGCTGTTCCTGGACCACCAGCACCGCTTAGAGCAGGGACTACCGCATCACCACCACCACCAGCTCCACCAGCACCTTGTGTAGCTGAGCGTTTTGAACCACCACCACCACCGCCTCTAGTTACAGATGTACCTGTGATAGCTGAGGATATTCCAGCTCCACCATTACCACCCACAGTTGTAGAACCATTTACGCCGACAGCGCCAGAACCACCACCACCACCACCAGCTTGATGACCTGCTGTTGTAGTGCTACCCCAACCATTACCACCATCGAAACCTTGAACAGTTGTTCCCAATCCCTTGTTGCTTCCAACGCCATCATAGCCAGAACCCTGACCACCACCACCAGCTCCACCAGTTTTACCAGCAGGAAGTGTTGAAGAACCACCAGCTCCGTCCAAAGCGCCACCACCGCCACCGCCGAGGCTTGTGATTGTAGCAAATATAGAGTCAGAGCCAGTAGTTCCGCTAATAGAGTTAGCAGTGGGTGGGGCAGTACCACCAGCGCCACCAGCACCAACAGATACGGAAAAAGTTTTATTTACGGCAAGCTC